ATAATCTTCAGATCTTCACAGTCTCTTGCGAGGGTGGGCTTAACACTAACCGTGATGTCCTTTCTCAGGGACAGTTATCACCGGGCAGTGCAACACGACTAATTAACTATGAGCCTGCTGTAACAGGCGGCTATCGTAGAATTAGTGGGTTCAGTGAAGATTACCCATCATTACCGGGTACTGGCAAGACATTAGGTGTCTGTGTATTTAACGGCATTAACGATGGTATCTTAGCGTGTAGAGCACCAACCAGTGGCAACAACTACTTGCACTACTGGGATACTGGGACTAGCGCATGGGTTGCTGTGACCACATCCGGTTCACCAACAATGACAGGCGTGAACAAAATACGTTTCTCCAAGCATAACTGGAGTGGCCCTGTAGTTGTTCTAGTAGATGGTGTGAATCCTGCCGCTAAATATGACGGCACAACGTACACACAGATTACACATGCTAATGCTCCCAATAATCCAAAGTACGTCACTGAATTTAAATCTCATTTGTTTTTAGCTGGTGACAGCACAGATCCTTACAACCTACACTACTCTGCCCCATTGGATGAGACAGACTTTAGCCCAGCGAATGGTGCTGGTGTTATTAACGTAGGCTTTGAGATTGTCCAGATTAAAGCGTTCCGTGATGAGTTATTCATTTTCGGTGTAAATAACATCAAGAAGCTTGTCGGTAACAGTAACGCAGATTTTTCAGTGTTACAGGTAACAAACGATTTAGGATGTATTGCATCAGATTCGGTTGTAGAGCTTGGCGGTGACCTACTGTTCATTGGACCTGACGGACTACGCCCAGTATCTGGTACGGATAAGATTGGTGACGTTAACTTGGAAACTGTATCCAAGAACGTGCAGTCAATCTTTAATGATATTGTACTGAACAATGATTTAGATAACTTATCATCTGTTGTTATCCGACAGAAATCTCAATTCCGCATTTTCTTCTCCACTGCTGAATCTCAAGGTGTTATTGGTGCACTGAGACAGCAACAGGGTGGATCAATTGGATTTGAGTTTGGACAGCTATTAGGCATTCAGGCTTCGTGCGCTGACTCAGGGTACATTGGTCAGTTTGAGTTTGTTCTTCATGGTGACTCAGCAGGTAAAGTGTATCGCCAAGAACGTGGAACAGATTTTGATGGGGGAGATATTTTCTCATTGTTCCAAACACCATTCTACCATTTCGGTGATCCTGAGCTACGTAAAAACTTTTTAAAGCTCTCTACGTACCTCAGAGCAGAAGGCGATGCAGATATTGTATTAGGTATTGTGTACGATTACGAAGATGTAAACGTACTCAATCCATCCAACTATGACATCACGACACGTGGTGCGGCGGCTTACTATAATGAAGCCACCTATGATGCGGGAGCTATTTTTGATGGCAACCCATCTCCTGTAGAAAAGACTTCTTTTGCAGGTTCAGGCACATCAATTGCAATGAAATATGTAACAAACGATACGAACCCTAGTCATGCCATCCAAGGTTTTGTTCTACTGTTCGGTTATGGAGATCGGAGATAAATGGCAGGTTACAGCAGACAATCCGTAGCAGATATTATTTCTGGTGAGGTAATTAAGGCCGCACCAGTTAACGCTGAATACAATGCTCTCCGTGATGCATTTGCTTTCGCTACAGGACACAAGCACGATGGTTCATCCACTGAAGGTGCTTACATTCCTCTGATTGCAGATACTGATGCACTCAATAAAGTCGTCATTGATACATCCAACAACCGTGTTGGCGTATTCGTTGAAGTCTCATCTGCCGCTGTAGAGCAAGTCCGTTTCCAAGACGGTGCGATTGTCCCAGTTACTGACAATGATATTGACCTAGGTACATCCTCTGTAGAGTTCAAGAACCTGTACTTAGACGGTACTGCTAAGATTGACACACTGACTGTTGACGAGAATGCGACAGTAGCAGGTACATTAGGTGTCACAGGTGCTACCACTCTTTCTTCTACTCTAGGTGTTACAGGTAATGCAACACTTGGTGGTACGCTTGCTGTTACAGGCACATCGACATTCACAGGTGCTATTACAGCATCTGGTGGAGTAGTCGGTGCGTTAACTGGAAATGTCACGGGCAATGTAACCGGAGATTTAACTGGTAACGTCACTGGCAATGTCACCGGAAACGTAACTGGTAACATCACTTCTACTGGTACATCTACATTCACTACCGTAGACATTAACGGTGGCGCAATCGACGCTACAACGATTGGTGCTTCTACACCTGCCAATGTGACAGGTACTGCTGTTACATCAACAACTGGCTTCATCGGTGATATCTCAGGTAATGTCACTGGTAATGTAACAGGTAACCTTACAGGTAATGTGACTGGGAACTTGACTGGTAATGTGACAGGTGATGTCACTTCTACTGGCACATCTACCTTTACGACTGTTGACATCAACGGTGGTGCCATTGACGGTACTGCAATCGGTTCTGCTTCAGCTTCTACTGGTGCATTCACTACCATTTCTACCACAGGTCAAGCAACATTAGCATCAGCCGCAATCTCAGGCGGTACAATTGACGGTAATGTCATTGGTGGTACTACCCCAGCCGCTGGTACATTTACTACGCTGACAGCCAATACAAGCATTACAGGTGCTTTGACTGGCAATGTAACAGGTAACGTCACTGGCAACCTGACTGGTAATGTAACGGGGAATGTCACAGGCAATGTTACTGGGAATGTCACAGCATCTTCAGGTACTTCTACGTTTGAGAATGTCACAGTCAACGGTACGTTAGACGTAACTGGTACTACCATTGCAAACGTCACTGATCCTGTACTCGCCCAAGATGCCGCTACTAAGAACTATGTAGACACTGAGATTGCGAGTCTTGTCGATTCAGCACCGGGAACTCTTGACACTCTGAATGAGTTAGCGGCGGCTATTGGCGATGACGCTAACTTCTCAACAACCATCACAAACTCTATTGCGACTAAGCTACCATTAGCTGGTGGTACCATGACTGGTGCCATTGCGATGAGCACCAACAAGATCACTGGTATGGGTGATCCTACTGCTAACCAAGATGCGGCTACGAAGGCGTATGTAGATACTGGTGATGCGGCACAACTCTCCTTGTCAGGTGGCACAATGACTGGTGCCATTGATATGGGTGCCAACAAGATCACTACGACTTACACACCAACAAATGCCGCTGATTTAACGACTAAGACATATGTCGATGGTATCTTGGGTAGTGCTACAGCGGCGGCGGCAAGTGCGGCGGCGGCGGCCACAAGTGAAACGAATGCGGCTACAAGTGAAACGAATGCCGCAACATCTGAAAGCAATGCCGCTACGTCAGAAGCGAATGCGGCGGCTTCCTATGATTCATTTGATGATCGCTACTTAGGTGCTAAAGCATCTGCTCCTACATTAGATAATGATGGTGATGCACTCATTGTCGGTGCATTGTACTTTGACACCACTGACAACACCATGAAGGTGTACTCAGCATCTGGCTGGATTGCGGCTGGTTCTGCTGTCAACGGTACTGCCAATCGCTACGAGTACACTGTCGGTACTGCATCGGGTTCCTATGCAGGTTCTTCACTGAATACATTCCCAGCGACATACGACTCTGGCTTTGTGGATGTGTACCTCAACGGTGTTAAACTTGTACCTACAACTGACTTCACAGCAACGACGGGTACGACTATTGTACTTGCGTCTAATGCAGTTTCAGGTGACCTCATCTCAATCATTGGCTATGGTACATTTGAACTCGCTAACTTCTCAGTAGGCGATGCGAATGATGTGGATCTGTCAGGTGGTATTACCAATGGTCAGATTCTCGTGTACAACTCAACTGCCGGTGACTTCTTACCCGGTGATAACATTTCAGATGTTGTACAGGACACCACTCCTCAGCTTGGCGGTAACTTAGACCTTAACTCTAATGACATTACTGGCACAGGTAACATCAACGTAACCGGCACAGTGACGGCTGATGGGTTGACGGTTGATACAACTACACTGGTGGTTGACAGTGCAAACAATCGTGTAGGGATTGGGACGAGTAGTCCTACTCAGCTTCTTCATGTAAATGGCAATACACGAGTAACGGGTTTGTTTTATGCGGCAGACGGAACAGGAGCGTCACCAAGTATTAGATTCTTTAATGCTTCAACAGGAATGTACCACCCCGGATCAGATGCTCTTGGTTTTGTAGCAAGCGGCTCAGAGGCAATGCGCATCGACTCCTCTGGTAACTTGTTGGTGGGCAAAACTTCATCAGGAACGCAAAACACCGCAGATGGGTTTGAACTAAGGCAATCTGGATATCTTTTTGTCACAAAATCCAGTGACGCAGTGGCGTATTTCAATCGCAGAACAACTGATGGCTCTATTGCAGAGTTCCGCAAAGACGGCACAACAGTCGGGTCGATTGGTGCTAAAAACGGCGATATTTTTATTTCTGGAACAGCCGCAAACAGCGGGATTAGATTTTATGACACAAATCCTGCATTAACTGCTTGTAGCACTGATGGTTCTGACGCAGACGCCGCTTTAAGTCTAGGGGTAGGTTCAGTACGCTTCAAAGACCTTTATCTCTCCGGCTACGCCAGACTGACTAACGCTTCCACAGGAACATCTGCTACTGACGGATCATTTATTGGTGTTGAAGGCGGAACAACTACCTTACGGATCGTCCAGAACGAAAACGATGCTATGTCGTTCCACACCAGTGGGCTTGCTAACGAAAGAATGCGCATCGACTCCAGTGGTCATCTTCTTATAGGCAAAACCACTAATGATTTTAGTACAGCCGGAATCGCCCTTAGAGCCGAAGATGTTATTCAGGTAACTAGAAGCGGTGGGCAATGTTTAGATTTAAACAGACAAACATCTGATGGGAATGTTGTTGCATTTTACAAAGACGGCTCAGCAGTCGGATCAGTCTCAGTCACTGGTTCAGGCACAACCTACAACACCACATCTGATGCTCGCTTAAAGACTGACATTCAGCCGATTGCAGATGCGACAGATCGCTTGATGCAGATGAATCCTGTATCGCACAAGTGGAAGGCTGATCCTGAAGCAGATGCAGTGGTTGGTTTCATTGCACAGGAGATGCAAGAGATCGTACCTGAAGCAGTCTCAGGTGATCCAGATGGTGATGAGATGATGTCGATGGATTACGGGCGTATCACACCTGTACTGGTAGCGGCATTGCAAGATGCACATAAGAAGATTGAAGAATTGGAAAGCCGATTAGCGGCTGTGGAGGCTAAGTAATGGCGGTATCATTAACCCCGTCGGGATTGACGTTAGGTTCAACAACTATCGACGATTGGGATAATGTTGGTGGTGGCTATATAAAACAGATTCAAGGAACAACACAGACAGCAGAATCTGATGCAACTTTAAATCAAGCGTGGGGAGATTTGTCTGGGATATCCGTATCTATTACACCTGAATCATCTTCTAACAAGATATTTTTGATTGCGATGATAAGCATCTCTTACAACAACAATGGTTCTTTACGATTCACTAGAAACGGCACACCTATTGCCGTAGGTAATTCCGTAGGGTCTAGACAGCAAACTACAACATCAGAAGCAAATGTAGTAACAAACGGTATTACATATACTCTTGTTCATTTAGATGAACCGGGAACTACAAGCGCAATAACATACAAGGTGCAAGCGTGGGCTTACCAATCTTACGGACTAAACTACGCACATCAAAACAACCAAAATTATAACTACCGTTTTAGAGCCATCTCTAACATTTATGCAATAGAGGTTGAATAATATGAGCCTATGTCATCAAGCAATCTCAGCCTTAACACAAAACAGGTTTGAACTATTGGGTGAGCCGACAACAGAACAAGAATTTCTTTTAGCGTATAAAGAAGGAACTGGAGTTGATGAAACGGGTACAGTTATTTTTTCTTCTGATCCTTCGGACTTTTCTGTAACGTGGTCAGAGGTAAGCGCAAAAAAAACAGAGCTTGAAACCGCAGAGCCTATGCGCTTACTCAGAGCCGAACGCAACCAACGAATCGCAGAAACAGACTGGTGGGCATCTTCTGACCTGACAATGACAGCGGAGCAGACAGCCTACCGTCAGGCACTACGTGATATTACAAATACCTATTCATCGCTAGACGATGTTGTCTGGCCTACCAAACTTTAAACGGAGACTAAACAATGACTACATTCACTTGGACTATCGCAAACCTAGAGTACAACAACGATGCAGATCAGGGCGTAGTTGTTGCGCACTGGCGTGTAACCGGAGTAGACGGTGAACACAGCGCATCAGCATATGGTACGCAATCATTCACACCTGATGCATCAGCAGATGGCTACATTGCCTTTGCTGACCTTACTGAAGCCACTGTGCTTGCGTGGGTATGGGATCAGGCTGAAAACTGGAAGACGGACACTGAAGCGTCGATTCAGGCACAGATTGATGCACTGGCTACCCCAGCTACATTGTCTGGTACGCCTTGGGCGGCTGAGTAATTATTACCTCCAATATTGATAGGAACAGATAAATGTCAAAGGCTCGTGATCTAGCAGATTTTATATCCGACAGTACGATTGAAACAGCGGAGATTGCCGATGGTGCTGTAACTGCTGGTAAATTAAATGTTACCGGGAATGGCACTCTTGGTCAGGCTTTGACATCTGATGCAGATGGTTCATTCTCGTGGACAACAATTACGTCTGATCTCGTGGATGATGCCAGCCCACAGTTAGGTGCTGACCTAGACACTAACGGCAACGACATCACATTCGGCAACAACGACAAAGCCATTTTTGGTGCGGGGTCTGATTTACAGATTTATCATGATGGCACTAATAGCCAGATTAGAGATTTAGGTACTGGTGACTTATATATTCAAGCAAGTGCGGCTGTCAACTTCACAAATACTAATGCATCTGAAACCTATGCTGTTTTAAATGAGAATGGCGCAGTCACTCTTTATCACAACAATAATGCAAAGTTCTCCACAACCGCCACAGGCATTGACGTAACAGGCACGGTGACTGCTGATGATTTATTGACGCTTGAGTCAGCATCTTCTTATAGGCCAGAAGTAAGACTTAAAAACACAAACTCTGACAATACTGCTCCGTATGTTGTACTGCAAAAAGACAGTGCGTCTCCTGCTAATAACGATGCTCTAGGAATTGTTTTATTTCAGGGCGATGATTCCACGGGGACTCAAACAAATTATGCAGAGATACAAGGCATCAGTTCTAACATTACTAATGGTTCAGAGCAGGGAGCTATTAAGTTAAGAACAGCACAAGGAGCATTATTAGATCGTCTAACCATTGAAGGCAACGGCGACATATCCTTCTACGAAGACACTGGCACGACACCTAAGCTGTTCTGGGATGCGAGTGAGGAGTCTTTGGGGATTGGTACGAGTAGCCCGGGGCAAAAATTAGAAATCCTAAGATCTGGTGGCGGTAGAATAAGATTATCTGAAACCTCTGACAGATATGTAGAAATAATTGGTTATGCTGAAGGAACCGCTAATGGCTCCACGATGGGCTTTAACACAATAGAAAGCGGCACAAGTACCCTTACAGAACGTATGCGAATCAACCACAGTGGTAACGTAGGGATTGGTACGACTAGTCCTTCAGCACCCTTAACTGTAAATACTGGCGCGGCAACAGATGGAAAACTGCGTATTGAATCTAATTCAATCACAGGGCAGGGCAGTGAGTTATTTTTTTCTGGAAGCAACGCGAGTGCAGGAGCAGGATTTGCATCTATTTCTGTAAACAGGGGCGGTAATAATACTTCTGCTCATGATGGTTTGAAATTTAATGTTAGTCCTTCTTGGTCTACTTCTGCTCCTGTTGAAGTTATGCGCATCGACTCCAATGGCAATAGTTTTTTTGGTACGACATCTGGGGTCAGCCCGGAAGGATACGCAAAAATTAGCGGAAAAGCTACTACAAATAATGTTGTATTAGCTCTTGAAGGCTATACTGGAAATGGTGCGTGGGTTCAAAAGCTTGGAGTGACAACCGGAACCGGAACCCGCAATATGATTGGTTTTTGTGACACATCCTCTGCTACGGTCGGAGGTATCACTCACAATGGCTCATCAGTATCTTATTCAACAACATCAGACTACCGCCTCAAAGAAAATGTAGTCGATATGACAGGTGCAATTACCCGTGTTAAATCTTTGTCGCCCAAGCGTTTTAATTTTATTGCTGACGATGACGATACAACGGTTGACGGGTTCCTAGCACATGAAGCACAGACAGTAGTTCCTGAGTCTGTCAATGGAACACACAATGAAGTAGACGATGATGGCAACCCAGTCTACCAAGGCATTGACCAAAGTAAACTTGTGCCATTGCTGACAGGTGCATTGCAGGAAGCCATTGCAAAGATTGAAACACTTGAAACAACTGTCGCAGACTTGCAGACACGAGTCACAGCACTGGAGACTCCATAATGTCAGGTTACATCGGAAACATCCCAGTACCACAGGCTACGCAGACTCGTGACAACTTCACAGCCACTGCAAGCCAGACTACCTTTACTACCTCTGGGTACACTCCGGGTTACCTTGACGTATACCTCAACGGTGTACACCTAGACCCTACAGACTACACAGCCACTAACGGCACTGATGTGGTGTTGGCTACTGGAGCTACTGCAGGTGACGTTGTTTCTGTTGTGGCGTTCACTACCTTTGAACTAGCAGGGCCTGCAGGTGCAGGATACTTCCTTGGTGAGAATGGTGCTACAGGCGACACTACGAATGGCCTAGGTGACATCTTCAGGGTGCATGAGAATGCCCTTGATACTGCAGTGACCATTGCCGCTAACACGAACGCATCAGCCACTGGCCCACTGACATTGAATGCGACAGTGACGGTCAACGGCACACTGACGATTGTATAAGGAACTGAGATGGCTTCAGAGCTAATCGTACAAACACTCAAGGGGCCAACTAGCGGGGCCAATGCGAACAAGGTGATTATCCCGTCTGGGCAGACGTTGGATGCGAGTGCGGGTGGGATGACATTGCCTGCGGGTGTTGGTGGTAAACTTTTAAATGTATATCAAGACTTAAACCAAGCAACAGGAAACACTGTTACTACAAGCACATCCTTTATTGCTACAAATTTATCTGTAACTTTAACCCCAGTTTCTGCAAGTAGTAAATTTTTATTAACCACAAGTTTAACCGCAGGTGCAGGATCAGAGGCTGTGCTTGTTACGTTTTATAGGGGTGGTACTAATTTAGGAGATTCTACTAACGGATTTGGTGGTACTGGATATACAGGGGGTCGGGATAATGTGGCTATCAGTTATTTAGATTCTCCTGCTACAACAGCTTCAATAACGTATTCAGTATATTGGCGTTCAAGAGGCGGTGGCTCAATTGAGCTTCCTCCGTGGCCGGAATATCAAACACTTATTGTAACGGAGATCGCAGGATGACAACACTCTATGTAGACAACATCGCCCCGAATCTCCAGAGTAAGATCAGTGCGCCTAATCTGACGTTGCCTAGTGGGTCTGTGGTGCAGGTTGTAAGCTCAACTAAGACTGACACGTTCTCAACGTCAAACACTGCATATACTGCAACAGGACTTTCAGCATCAATTACGCCAAGTTCAACAAGCTCAAAAGTGTTAGTAGTTATTAACGCACAAGTAGGCTTTACTTCAAACGGATACGGAGCTTTGCAATTGTTTCGTGACGGTTCAGTCGTAACCGGATCAATCGGAGATGCCGCAGGATCAAGATTAAGGTCTAGTTCTGGTAACACTATCTATAGTAACGGGACTCTCAATGTAGACTCAATGACTATTACTTATTTAGATTCTCCATCATCAAGCTCCTCCATAACTTATGAGTTATATATGAGGCGTGGTGGTGAATCCGCAACATTATATTTAAATAGATCAGGTAGTGATGCTGATAATGAAAACCATGTTCGTGGAGCATCCTCAATCACACTCATGGAGATCGCAGGATGAGCAGTATAATCAAAGTCGATCAAATCCAACTGGCTGATGGCTCGACACCAACTGCGGCTGATCTTGGGTTGAATGTTACTGGTGGTGTGTTGCAGACAATTATGGTTAACCCTGCAACATCAACAACTGACGTAACATCCAAAACGTGGGTAGAGATATCTTCTAATTTACGAGCTACGATAACC